CGGTTCGTCACCTTGGAAGGGTGACATGCTGCCCATACACCAGCGGTGCATGTGCTCCGTGTGGGGCTCGAACCCACGACCATAGGCTCATAAGACCTACACTCTAACCAACTGAGTTAACGGAGCCTGGTATGTTAGGTAGCTGCGCAAAGAATGAACTATATGGTAAGTAGATATCGAATTGAAAAGGAATGCATGGCTGGGTAAACTTACCTGAAGTAATTCCGAGGATGTTGAAGACGATGATGGCGATTTGTGTGAGATCGTTAGGGAACCAGTAGCAATACGTCTATTGCTACCGGACGTTACCCCAGTTTGCCTCACGATGTCACCTTGTTTATTCGAATACCTTGCCAGTATTCTTCCAAGGATGTTTAAGACATCTTTCTAACCGAATAACAACGTATAATCTCTTGAACCCAAAGGCTTCGAGTAACGTTGTTTAACCCCCCTTTACCAGAGGGCATCTACCTGTAACAACACACACACCCACACCTACCGATAAACGCCCACTGCACATGAACCATAAAAATTAACACAATATAAGCCCTATTCACAGAACTTAAATGAGTCAACATACGGTTCAGAACGATCAGAGACTTTCATCTTCGATCGTTGAAAGCTATCAGCTTCCAATCTTTAAGCCTTCTCCTTTAAGCACCGTTGGTTCGCTGGAGCATCTTGATGTAGTTGATGAAGCGCTGTCTGTGCCCCAGAGGCATACCAAAACGACTAGCCATATCGTTCAGGTCTGAATCGGAGAGAGAGACGAGATCTTCAACAGGGGCAACCATTGATACCGCAGACGAGACGGTCATCCTCGACTTCGGCCCAGAAATGCTGTGCTCCGCTCTTGAGATTGATGTTTTTCCGAGGCATGCCTGTGCGCTCGGGTTGGGACAACAAAGTCGGCTCTCGTTCGTTCCTATCGAATGAACTAGAATGACATCCACGACCCCCCCTGGGGAACTCAATCGAGCGCCACCCGCCATGTGATGCTGGTACGGCTGAACCCACGTGAAATAGGACCGGTTGCGGCCTGCCACTATCTGACGGCAGTGTAGTTGTCGGTATGGACATTTTTGTTATATATCAATACCGACATATATTGCTCCAATTGACCGGTATTCATATTCATACCGAGTGACCATATGTAGTCCGAAGACGTGATTTGTTGACCTGCACAAGCGTCATGAGTCGCGTGGCGATTGATGCACTCAAACAGCTACAGAAGGAGGCCATGGACAAGCAGAGCGCATCTCTCACTGACAAAGAGCGAGTCGATAGCCACATCCACTCGAACGAAGACACCGCGCTCACATCTACTACAGAGCCACCGGATGTCAAAGTCTTCACATCGCATAGTGGCAACGTGAAGTTCGATGTGGTGAAGAGTGTGTACAAGAACAAAGAGATCATGGAATCTCATGGGTTTTCATGGGATGGCCATATCTTTGTGCGTGTGCATGTAGGGATGGGCAGCATGATCGAAGATCTGTGGGCCACTGGCGCCGTGCGGCGTCTTTATCACAGCGAAAGGACGAACAAGGTGTACATGAGTCTTCGAGGCATCCGCTCGAAGACTAGCTGTCTTGGTAATATGGAGTTGCTGTGCAATGCGAATGGGTTCAGTTACGATTATGCTCAATCTTCGGAGAGAAAACAAATGACATGGTCGAAAACAATGGGACAGTCAGCGTGGGAACGACTGGATGTCAAGCTATCTTCGATTTACGAGCGCAGATCCTCTGAGAAAAAAGCTGCTGATGAGGAAAAGAGAATACAGGAGAAGAAAGATGCACTTCAAGACATTTCACGTGAGAGAAAGCGTGCAAAACGTGTACAAGAAATGATCGATGGCGAGAAAAACGACCCAACGTTCAAGTTTAGACAAGATATGTATGGCCGTCTTCTGAACTGGATGTTTCAAACGCAGAATTATTTCATTGGCAGTGATGGTGGCATCAATTGGCCTTCTCCTCCTCTGCCATGGGAAAAGGGAATCGTCTCTGAGAAAACGAAGCATTACGCGATCTTTCCTCCTGCATATGAGAAGTATAAGACTTAGAGGCTTCTTGGTGACATTCCAACCGGTGACATCGGTGAGGGGAGAGAATTCGATCCTCGCCTGAGGATTTTGCTCCACGCGTAGACTAAGATGAGAATTATAATGAAGGTACCAAACGCTTTAAGGTTCGATTGTCCGAGTGTGTCCTGTGGTAAGTGAAAGAACACAACATAAACAATGGATATGAATGAGTATAGCGTAGCTAAAGAAAGATTGATATAATCTGGGTTGGCACGCAACCAATCATTTATTGTAGTTGGGACGTCTATCTGAGAATTGACAATATATAGGAGTGCTATTAAGAAATATAACACCGCTAATATAATGTACTCTGGTGCGTAATAATCGGTAGGCGTTTCTGCACTTGATATAATGATTGGATCCATGTCCATTGGTGGAACGTCCATAGGCGCATCTGTTGTCGTGCTCATGTCCGCATCGGGTGGGCTCATATCTGTACTATCCATGTCGGTATCCATACTCATGTCGGTATCCATGCTCATATCAGGCGGGCTCATGCTCATATCGGGTGGGCTCATGCTCATATCGGGTGGGCTCATGCTCATATCGGGTGGGCTCATGCCCATATCAGGGCTCATGCCCATGTCTGGTGTGCCCATACTCATATCCGGTGAACTCATGTCCATACCACCAGCCAACGACATTATATGGTACACTTAGAATATTATTTTTCGTGTGTTATTGCTGGACCTAATATTAATGTCGCAAGAGCAGCAATCGATGCTTTCAATGCACCACCATCTTCCATGAAATAGTTAGATAACGACATTGCTATACCTAGGAAAACACGGTCCTTTGTTATCGTCACATTTATTTCTTCTCGTAATGAGTAAACAATCACTGCAGCGACAGCTATGGGCAAGTGATAATTATCTTCACTTTTTGTGGGGGTTTGGGTTTCCTCTTTATCTTTCTTTCTTGTAGTCAAGTAGTAGTACCCACCGGCGAGCATGACAAGTATCAGTGTATTGTAATTAGAATCTGCTTCTGCCATTATTAAAAATACATAAAAAAAAGATTAGTGCGTAACTTAAAGAGTGTAATAATTGTTAGGTCATTTCATATGGAGACGCTGTGGTGGTTACTTGGATATGCCGGCAGTGAGACTGTAAAGGATTACATCAGTTCTTCCGATGATGATACTGCACTATTGACTACCAGTGATGCTGCACCCAAAACTTACAGAATCAAAGAAATGAGTGATTCATTTGTCACAACAGGTTCACCTGCAGGAAAGGTAGCACATATGGTCATAGATTTTGAGGTGAAAAAACATGGGTATGAACTCGATTTGGAAGCCCCTGATTCGACCTGTAATCAATTCGCGTTTTCAGAGCTTCTCGATCAATTACATGAATCCATACCTGTGCAACTATTTAGGGTTGATAAAACAGTCAAGGATATCACAAGCTGCATATCCAGTGGGCGGCCTGTAGCTATAGCCCTGCCTGTGACAGAAGATGTATTTGATAAAAAATTTGTCATGCCACGTGATCATAACGTGTTTGGATTCATACCAGTCGTTCTGTGGGCATATTCAACGACTGCAGATACATTCATAGCATACGTGCCATTGGATGCATACGATACACATATCAAAATACCGTCTAAACACGTTTTATGCGAAGACAGTTGTGATTTGTACTGTGTAGTATTAGAAGATCATTCAGAAGAAGAACCACTGTTCTTGAATTAATTTTTTTTCTACATACATATTATTATCATGACAACTGTGACATCTGTTCCTCTATCGGGTCTGAATTCGTTTGGAACAATAAAGACGACCGGAGTTCAGGCACATACCATTCGACAGATATCGGTCATAAATGCTCCCAATCTTACTGGGTCTGACGGTGATCTAGTGATCGATTCGGGCGACACTTCAAGAACTAATAACGGAAAGTTGAAGGTGAAGGGAGGATTGAGCGGGGACACTAAGACTGAAGTATTGGAAACTGGTGTATGGGACAGTGCATTGTCTGTAGGTATACTCACAAATACCGCAACAACGGCACAAACCATTAGCGATCATGTAGCTGCAGGAACCCTTCTGACTGGGTTGAAAATACCGATTCTTGGAGGCAATTCCATGGATCCAAATAAAGTATACACGTTGAGAAATGTAGGAAATAGTGGCCATGTTGCATGGGGCACTGTAAACGACCTAGGTGGCAACATTACAATCAGTGGAGGTCTTAGTGTCAGTAGCGACGTCTTCCTAGCACAGAATCTTTCGTGTGGAGGAAACTACACGCTTGATGGTGCGGCTACAGTCGGTTCAACTCTCAGTGTCAATGGAGCAGTTGTGTTAGATGCAACCGTTTCCATCGGAGCCAGTTGTGATATAACAAATGCGATCAGGGTTGGTGGTGCATCGCTTCTCAACAGCACTCTAAGTGTAAATTCTACCGTATTCCTTGGAGAAACACTTGACGTTACCGGCGCCTTCACGGCAGAGAGCGAGTCCGTCTTAAAAAGCACACTCAGCGTTAGTGGAGATTCTACTTTCAACAGCCATGTTTCTGTAACAGGTGACGTCAACATGAACGATTTAGAAATACGTGGACGCATTCTACCATTGTCAGACGGTCTGAGTATCGGTTCGCTGGTTGTCGTGAGCGACGATCTGAGTGTTTCTGGACTCGCTGATATCGGCAGCCACTTAAGCATCGGAGGAGATTTGTTTGTGGGTAGCACTTTGTCTATCACGACTTCAGAATTCAATCTTAATACACCAAGCCTCCCGTTAAATGTAACTGCAGATTCTACCTTTACCGGATCATCGACCTTCAATGGCTTCCTTTCGGTCGGCAATAGCAGTGCTGCCTTATTCGATACCCCCCTACTGTCAGTGAGCGGCCTTTCCTTTCTTGGCAGCGATGTAGATGTTACAGGTGACATTGGGATCTCTTCGGGCATCTCATGTGGCTCGGGGATGCAACTTGGTGGCTCTCTGACAGTTGGACAGGCAGCAACTGTCACCAGTTCCGTGGTCGTGGGAACCACCCTTTCCGTGGGAGGCGAGGTGACGATAGAAGGAAATTTGAACGTACAGGGCACGACAACAACCATCAACAGTGCAACTCTCACAGTGGAAGACAAAACTATAGAGCTCGGTGTCGTCGCTACCCCCACTGACGTCACTGCCACGGGAGCGGGTGTTATCATCAAGGGTTCATCTGACAAGGAGATTTTGTACACGCGATCTAGCGATACGTCCAACTCCACGCAGCAACTTTCTGCATTCCAGGTCTCCGAAGACATAGTTCTAGCTAAGAAAACGAAGCCATTCAACGACACGCTCGTCTCTAGACTCACTACCAGCGAGCGGTCGCAAGTGGTGCACCTTGGCGACCTCGCTTCGACCGACGGGCATTGGATGATCGTGGCGGACATCGCCAACGGAAAGTTGCAGTTCTGGTATGGACAAGACATCCCGGATGATTCGGCGATGGAGAGCGTTCCATCGAGTGCCGCCAAGCTCGCCTTCGAAATTCAGAAGCCAACGTAAACATTTATACACCTGAGGTACGCATTTATATTTACGCATTTCTTTCGTAAAAAATTTTCTATGTGTATAATATCAGAAAACATGGGAGGCGGTGGACTAATGCAGCTCGTTGCCTATGGAATGCAAGATGTTTATCTCACCGGTAACTCACAGATAACTTTTTTCAAGAATCTCTACCGCCGCCACACAAATTTCAGCGTTGAAGCGGTGGAACAGACCTTCCAGTCGAACTCCGATGCCCTTGGCAACCGTCTCGTCGCGGTGATCAGCCGCAACGGTGACCTTCTTCACCGCCTCTGGCTCGAGGTCTCCCTCCCGGAGGTACCCGAAAATGCTGATGCTGTGTACACCTCGAAGCTTGGCCACCAGCTAATCAAGTCCGCAGAGGTCGAGATCGGCGGTCAGCGCATCGATAAGATCTATGGCCGTTGGATGGAGCTCTGGCACCAGCTCTCGTGCCGCGCGGAGAAGAAGGAAGGATACGAGCTGATGACCGCAAACAATGGAGAGGAAAAAGCTGGGGCACATGATACTTCTACTTCTGCGGGTACCGCGGGTCTTAAGCTCAAGCCCGGATCCCACTCGACCGCTCGCAAGCTGTACCTTCCCATCAACTTCTGGTTCTCGAAGGGGAGTGCGGGTGCTGCTTTACCGTTGATTGCTCTTCAGTATCACGAGGTCAGAATCACCATTGAGCTGGCCACTGCTGGTGAGATTTCGAGAAAAAGAGCTACATCTACGCCATTTGCGCTTAGTGCTGTGGGATCACCAGCCGCAAAGATGTTAGCCAACCCGAAGCTATACAGCGATTTCTTCTATTTGGACACCGATGAACGTCGGCGCTTTTCTCAGATGAGCCACGAATATTTGGTCGAGCAGCTTCAGTTCACCGGTAAGGAGACCTCTCCCCAGATCACTTCCTCCGACACCTCAACCACATCGATGTCGGTGCGCCTCAACTTCAACCACCCGACGAAGGCTATCTACTTCACTGCGGAGCCCTCTGGCCAGGTGACGGAGCCCAATCCATTCTACAACGGATACGTTAAGTCTAATGCTTCAGTAGTACCCGATGACAACTCACCTTTCGCAAAGGTCGGTCTCATGCTCAATGGTCACGATCGTTTCAGCGAGCGTGATGGGTCCTACTTCACGTGGGTGCAGCCGTACCAGCACCACACGCGTGTCCCCACTACGCACTGGACGGGCATGTACTCTTTCTGCATCAGCCCTGAGGAGCATCAGCCCAGCGGTGCCCTCAATTTTTCGAGAATTGACAACGCTCAGCTGAAGTTGACATTCAAGGGTGTCGACGCTGACAAACAACCGCAGGACACGCGTGACGTCTACGTCTACGCGCTCTCCTATAACGTCCTCCGTATTCTCAGTGGGATGGGTGGGCTTGCGTTTAGCAATTGATGGGCGGACTTGCATTCATTTTTCATTATCAATATGGTATACACTAAAATGCCAACCCTCCTATACCGAGACTCCCATTTTGTATTAAAGACAAGCAAAATTTCGAATTCATGGAGTCAAACGCAACCGAAGACCAAGTTATGAAAAACGAGGAGGAAGAGACCAAAAGATGTACCAATTGCTCTCGTGGTCCACAACCTTTGTCAGTGTTCACAAAAAATGGCAAAGTATTGAATCGTTGTTTGAAATGCCGTGAAAAGGATTCCAAGCGTAGTAAAAGACCCGATGTACGGGAGAGAAAGTATGCCGCGAACAAAATTGCAAAACCGTGGATAAAATATCGCGAGCGCGAGCGGGAAAAGGACGAACAAGCCTTCTTAGACCACAACAATGAAGTTCATCGCAAATGGAAAGAAGCTAATCCGGAGCATTCAAAAGAATGGTATCGAAATAGTTTGCATTTTAACTACGACGCTAACGTGCGATCTGCCAAGAAGAAAGGTATTCCAATGGAATTGTCTGAAGAAGAGTACAAGGAATTGATGCAACAACCATGTACTTACTGTGGTTTCTTAGACGAAAAAAAGGGATTTGGTGGAGTGGATCGCATGGATTCCAAACTTGGGTACACGAAGGAGAACGCGGCGAGCTGTTGCAAAACGTGCAACTATTCGAAGCTGTGTCTCGATCCGGTCACGTTTATCAATCGTGCTCGTCACATTGCGGCCGTTTCTACGAATGCTTTAGTTGGTGAAGACCACAGTGAGGCGTGGCCAGACGCCAGAGAGACAAATTACTGGCGTCATAAAGCATCGGCTGCTGCACGACAGATCGAATGCACATTGTCTTCTCAAGATCATGAACGTCTGGTGAATAGTCTATGTGAGTACTGTGAGGGCAAGGGAGGTGGTATTGATCGCAAAGACTCCAATACTGGGTACATGATCGACAATTGTGTGCCTTGTTGTACGGAATGCAATTATATGAAGAAAACGCTGAGCCCACAAGACTTTCGTGACCAAATGATAAACATTGCTGAATTCTGGGAGGGTCGATCGTTTGACTATCGTGGTCCAGTTGTCGTAAAGGCCATTGTATGATAAGGTTATTTTATAAATAGTTGCGCAAAACGGAATATTTATTTTCTATAGCAATTACATTAATACAATGGGTGGAGGTGGTCTGATGCAGCTCGTTGCCTATGGAATGCAAGATGTTTATCTCACCGGTAATTCACAGATAACTTTTTTCAAGAATCTTTACCGACGTCATACAAATTTCAGCGTTGAAGCGGTGGAACAGACCTTCCAATCTGCCTCCAAGCAGTTCGGAAATCGTCTTGTCGCGGTCATCAGTCGCAACGGAGATCTTTTGCACCGCCTCTGGCTCGAGGTGGAGATGCCGACCGACTTCCCCTTAGATCAGACATCGAGTGTCGACACCCATTCTGGTGGAGCGAATGCTAATGGGGCTTCATTCGCTGGAGGAACATTGGGCGACACGATTACGTCTATTTCTACCAAGAAATACCGCTATGTTTCGAAGCTCGGAAACACGCTTTTGAAGTCGGCAGAGGTCGAAATTGGGGGTCAACGTATTGATAAGGTGTATGGACGTTGGGAAGAGCTGTGGCAGGGATATTCCAAGCGTCAGGAGAAGAAGCAATGCTTCGACCACATGACCGCGAATTACGGTGACAACCTCTACGGCCTTGGGGCGAACAGCGCGGCAGCTGGGCTTCCTGTTGCTGCCGGTGCAAATACTGTTCCCAGTCACACACAGACAGGAACTAACCCAGCAATTACAGACGGTACGGGCAATCTCAATGTAGCGTGGGACGACTCTTTCTTCGGAACGGGTGAGAACGGTGAGACGCCGAGAGCACATTATCCAATCCTCCCCGAGCGTACAAGCACAGAAGACGATAATGAAAAATATAAGAGAACGGTGGGTGGTAAATTCAAGATGTACCTCCCAATTAACTTCTGGTTTTCTAAGGGGAGTGCGGGTGCCGCTCTACCGTTGATTGCTTTACAATATCACGAGGTTCGAATCACGCTCGAACTTGCACAGGCGAGCGAGATCCTCATCAAGCACTGCATAATGCCTAGAAGCGCGACTACCGGGTTGACAAATTTCGATAAGGCTAATTTCTACGAGGCCCCAGTGGACGGTGAAATCTCGGCCTACGCGGGGGGAGATGGCTTCCAGATGAAGTCCAACCCGAAGCTGTACAGCGACTTCTTTTATTTGGACACCGATGAACGTCGACGCTT